CAGCGTGCGGTTTTTGCCCAGCTTGGTGACTTCTTGCACTACGACGGCATTGACTCTGTAACTCCAGCGAGCGGGCATCAGCTCGACACTGATACTCGTTTTGCCAAACTGGTGCGAACAGGCATTAGGATCACACGCCGCATCATTGAAATGCTGCTGGCTAAGTATTTGACAGTCGAAGTAATAATGGCCGACGGCAACCATGACCCGGTGTCTGAGATATGGCTGCGGGAGTCTTTTGCTGATCGTTACCGAGACAACCCGAGACTGTTTATCGACACATCGCCTGCTTCGTTTTACGCGGTTGAACACGGCGCAACTTCTTTGTTTTTCCAGCACGGGCACTTAAAGAAAGTCGATGAGATTGACCGGGCTATGGCTGCTGAGTTTCGGGCGATGTTTGGGCGTACCACGCTGTCGTACTGCCACTCTGGGCATTTACACCATAGGTTGATGAAAGAAACAGCGCTGATGCAAATAGAACAGCACGGCACACTATCAGCTAGAGACGCATACGCTTCACGGCACGGCTACAGCTCAGCTAGGCAAGCGCAAGTAATTACGTACCATGCAAAGCATGGTGATGTGGGGCGGCTAGTTGTCACCCCGGAGATGTTGGAGGACTGACATGGCTACCACAAAGGATGTAAAACGCGAAAATGGCAAGCTCAAGTATCGTGGAGAGACCTTCTCCGGGTACAATAAGCCTAAACGTGGCGGAGGCAAGTCAAGCAAGTTTACTGTGCTCGCGAAGAAGGGCGATCAGGTAAAGAAAGTCAACTTTGGCAGCCCAAGTATGAGCATTAAGAAAGATCAGCCCGAGCGTAAAAAGTCATACTGCGCGCGCAGCGGTGGGATCAAGGGGAAGAACGATAAGTTTAGTGCGAACTACTGGAGCCGCCGAGCTTGGGATTGCTAGGAGATACTAATGCCTAAAGACGGACTTTACAAAAACATCCACCAAAAACGTAAGCGCATTAAAGCGGGCTCAGGCGAGAAGATGAGAAAGCCCGGCTCAAAAGGTGCGCCGACTAACAAAGCGTTCAAGCGCTCGGCGAAGACAGCCAAGAAAAAGGATTAAGTCTAATGGCCGTTAATAACAGAGGCAGAAAAATTGGCGAGGCGCTCGTAAACGGCTACAAAGATGGCAAGAGCTGTCCTAAACCAGTGACTGATGTAAAGCTCAACACCAAAAACCGAAACATCGCTATCAAAAAATACGACTATGGTCCTATGAACCCTGATGCGCCGAATGAAGATTTTTGGCAGGGTGTTGCTGACCTTTGGGGCATTACACCTGAACAAGCTAAAACATCCCGGTGCGGTAACTGCGCTGCGTTTGTGCAGACCCCAAAAATGATGCAGTGCATGCGAGATCACATTGGTCTTGACGAAGATTACCCCGAAGAAGGGGCGGAACACATGGCAAACAACCGAGCACGCACGCTAGAAGCTGCTGACTTGGGCTACTGCCAGCTGTTTGGCTTTAAATGCGCTGCGGATCGTACATGCCGTGCGTGGATTAGCGGCGGACCAATTAAATGAGTATCGAGTCTGATGTGCGACGGTGGTCGCGTGAAGTTCTTGAGGTACCTAACAAGCACTTAAATGGCTTCCCCGCCTGCCCTCATGCCAAACAAGCATGGCGGAACGATGCAGTTGCTGTTATCGAGACTGACTATATCTATGCAGACGCTATGGGCACATGCTCTTCGTTCAGCAGTATGGGCAAAGACGTTGTAGTTGTTGCATCTTATGCAATACCTGACATTGACGAGTTTAACGAGTTCGTCGACGCCCTTAATAGCACGTTCCCCGATGTGCATTGCATGCAGTTTCACCCAGACTACGGCCCAGAAGATGCTGAGCTTGAGTTCCTAACGGATAACGTGTGGGAAAGCGACATTGACGACCCATACTGTATGATCTTTATGCAGGAGCTAGAGCCCCTTGTAGAAGCCAGCGACAGACTCAAGCAGCTTGGCTACTATTCGGCTTTTCCCGACGATGAGTATGAGGCGCTTGTAGTTAAGCGTAAAGAAAGACTGTTAAAACTAAGAGAGAACAATGATTGAAGTTGATGCGGGTAGTCTCCTCGAAGGAGACGAATTTTGGTACCACGGCGTAAAGTTTGAAATGTCAGTCAACGGCGGAGCTTTATACGTTCAGGCCGTAAGTGTTTCTGACGGGTCAAGGTTGCACATTACGCATGACGAAGACGTTGAGGTTGAGGCGAGCGAAGACTAAACTGGCGTCACTGTCTGGAGATGTGTCATGGCCTATCAAGAACTAAATTTTCGCCCCGGCGTTAACAAAGAGAACACTCCTTACACACAAGAGGGTGACTGGATTGATTCGGACAAAATTCGGTTCCGGTCGGGCAAGCCAGAGAAAATCGGTGGCTGGCAGAAGTTTATTGATCAACGGCTTGTAGGCACTCCGCGTGCCAGCTTTGTTTGGCGCACCCTTGATGGGACGATTTTCACCGCGTTTGGCACAGAGTTTAAAGTCTACCTCGAATCGGGTGGGGCGCTCACTGACATCACCCCCCTGCGCAAGTCATCCACACTGACAGACGCGCTAGCCACAACGTCAGGTTCTACCACAATTACTGTTACCGATGTCGCGCACGGCGCAGACAGTGAAGCCTTTGTAACTATTTCTGGTGCTGACGCTGTAGGCGGCGTGCCTGCTGATGAGATTAACGCTGAGCATCAGATCGAGGTCATCGACAGCGATACTTACACTTTTACAGTAGATACTTCTGCGACATCATCTGTCGCTGCTGGGGGTGGCGAGTTTGATGCTGAGTATCAAATCAACCCCGGCGATTCTGATTCGGCTTTCCAGTACGGTTGGGGTGCTGGTGCTTGGAGTGTTGATGCGTGGAGCACCCCAAGGGGCGATGGCGTGCCGATTGACATTCGACAATGGTCGTTTCAAAACTTTGGCGAAGATTTAATTCTAAACTTTAGGGGCGGCGGTGTTTATCGCTGGGATGCGACAACTCCCACAGCAAGAGCGGTGCAAATTACCCAAGCCCCGCACAAAGTCAACTTGGTTTTGGTCACTAAAGACCGCCATGTAGTGTGTTTCGGCTCTAATGTGCCCGGCGAGAGTAATGCTGCGACGCCGATAGATAAGTTGCAGGTGCGCTGGTCTCAACAAGAAGACCCTACAGATTGGGTGCCAACCTCGACCAACACAGCAGGTGGGCAGTTGTTAACTGCGGGTACAGAGATTATTGCAGCAGCTAATACTGACAGTCAGATTATGGTTTGGACTGACGAGTCGGTTGAATCAATGCAGTACATTGGCCCTCCGTTTACATTTGGGTTTTCTCAAATTGGCACCGCCTCGGGCATTGTTAGCTCTCGTGGCTGGTCGGCTTACAACAACGTCGTCTACTGGATGGGCGAAAGCGCATTCTATGTCTTTCAAGGTGGTACAAGCATTCTGCCTTGCACGGTCCAGCGGTTTGTTTTTGATGGGCTTAATGTTCAGCAGAAAAGTAAAGTGTTTGCTGCACTTGATCGTGAAAACCACGAGATCATGTGGTTTTACCCAACCGAAGAAATTGAGCCCACTGCCTTAAACGGCGGCATTGATGGTACGCAAACTGAAATTTTAGTCGAGACCACAGCTAGTTTTCCACGCCCTGCAGGGTCTATCCAAATCGGCGATGAAATAATTGATTATGAAGGTAAGACTGACACACGGTTTTTGAACTGTACGCGCGGCGCTCGGGGGACTATTGCACGAACGCACAGTGACGAAGCCCGAGTTAGCGATCCCGATGTAGATATAAACCAAGAAACATCCCGGTACGTTAGCTACAACTTAATTGATAAACTGTGGTGGGTAGGCCGCCTTGAGCGGACGTCTTGGGTAGATCGTGGCGCGCTTGAGTACGCTATAGCCTCTGATTGCTGCGGATTTTTGTACAACCACGAGATTGGCAACGACGCTGACGGCGACCCGCTTGTATCTTCAATACTGTCTGCTGACTTTGACCTTGGGCAAGGTGACAGTCTTATGTTTGTGCGCCGCTTTGTGCCTGACTTTTTTATCACCGGCGAAGTAAACGTGCGAATGCGTACAAAGTACTATCCGCTTAGTGATTTTGTTCAAGAAGCTATAGGCGATGTTGGCCCGCACACAACTCGAATAGACACTCGGATTCGTGGCCGTCAGCTTGCCCTTCGCCTTAAGAGCAAAGATTTAGGAAGTTTTTGGAAATACGGTGATGCGCGAATTGACACCCAACCGGATGGTCGTCGATGAGTAAGATAACTAATATCCGCCTACCAGCGTCTGCGACTACGACAGAGTTTAGGCCACAAGACTTCAACCAGCTCAAAGAAGCGGTGCAGCAGATCGTTCGTCAGCTCAATGCCAACTACACGCCAGTAACTAGCGAGAACAACCAAGCTGCATTTTCGTGGATGTCGTCGGGTGCCAGTGCAGGCGGTGGGTTTGCAGGGCATGTTCGAGGGTTTCAAGACAGCGCTGGAATTCTCTTGCCTTACGGCATGTTTATGGACAACGCAGATCAGACTAGTGCAGGCACAACTGTTGCCAATACAGTACGGTTAAACACACCGATATTTGGGTCTAGCATTCGAGTTGAAAATGACAATCAACTCTTTTTTGACTACCCCGGCCAGTACGAAATTTCAATCAGCTGCCAAGTGGTCAACCAAGACAATGCGGTGCATGAGTTTGAGCTATGGGCTGTAAACACAGGAGTTAACTACCCGCTTAGTAACTCGCGGTATGACGTGCCGGTTAGAAAATCAACGGGTGTCTGGGGGCA